AAAAGATTTGAGCAATGTGCCTACTAACTATGACTTTATCGTAGATAGTGGCTCGTCAACAGAGGGAAATCAGACGGCGTTTTATGTACAGTTTAAATCTGGATTGCTGATACAATGGGGTCAGTATACCTCAACAAATGGCGTAACGACTATTACATTTCCTAAGCCGTATTTGGATACTTCTTACATTGTGTCGCACGGATTTAACACGGATTCTACAGGCTCTATTTGGGTAGCTTCTATGTCTGCCTTCAACAAAACTATCACGTCTTGGCAGAACCACGAAGGAGCCGCAATGCTTAAAGATTGGATTGCTATTGGACAAGGAGCAACAGAATGAAATTAGGAGATATTGTAACACTTTCACAGTACACGGAAGCTCGTAACTTTGCTGTTAAGAACGGCTACACGATGAAGCAGGTGCCGACAGGATACCAGATTATTGAGATACCTGTACCGCCTGCTCCGACCGATGCAGAGATTGTAAAAATTCGTGAGGACTTATACAGAAGCGTATCAGACCCTATGTTTGCAAGCTACAATCAGGGCGGCGGAAGTTCGTTGCAATCCGCTATCGATGCCAAAGCCCAGATACAGTTTGACAACAAGAAGTCAACACAATCTGCTATGACGTTGCAGGACTTTCAGCACAAGGTTGAAGCTGAATATACTTTGGCAAACAAACACAACGTGCCTAATGCAGAGCTGACGTACAAGTATCAGGAATCGAACGGTACTGACGACATCACTGTCGGAGCAGAAGCAATTAACCTTGTCCGTACTCCTATCGGTGTCTTGGTAAATTTGCCGAAGGTTAGCAAGGTACAGCTTGTGAAGATTGACAACGTGTCTGAAGATGAAGTACAGCTTGCGGCATTTTCTGGCGACAGTATTGACGGAGCTAATCAGTTTGTCGTACCTGCAAAGAGCATTGTTGAGGTTATCTCAGACACTGTTTCAAACTCTTGGGACATCTATACGCCAGCCGTTGAGAAAGAAACAATGACGGTCTTGAAGGTATCTGACCTGTTCGGTAATGAGGTTGAAACAAACAATCTCCAAGTCGGTATGGGTATGAAGGTTGTCAAGGTTACCGAAAACACAGCAAAGGTTGAGCTTGACCTTGCATCGCTTGGTATTTCTGATGAGCCGCCTTGTTACTATGCAAGCATTGTCGACAACGAAGTGCTGACTGACAACAACGGAGATGTTATCCACGATGGTGTAGTCTGGTATCCTGACGTGATTGTTGCCAACAAGACAAACTTCTTTGACATTGATAGACCAAACAAAGCTATTGGCATACAGGAAACAGACGACAAAGACCCGAACGTAACAGGTGGAGAAGCCTATCTGGTTGTGTATCGTTCTGTGTTGAGTGGTACAGCTGATGAGGATGGCTTCATTGAAAGTGCTGTTCGTGATAGGGATAGTGGCGAGATTTTAGGCGATGCTAACGGAATACCGATGGCAGTCTATAAAGGCTATTCAAAAGGCGATAAGTATAAGACCATTCGTATTGCCGCCATTGTGGAAGCAAAGAACCTCGTCTACCTGCAACATCACCTGATAGATAACTTTGCAACCAAGAAAACAGTTTCGTTACAGCCGTACACTCGTGGCAATACCTGTATGCTTATTCAAGGCTTAACAAAGGATAACCGTACAGGAAAGGCTTTGATGAAGTACGAACAAGACACTGGCGAACGTGTCCTGATTGATTACGTTTGGGACGAGAACGCTAAGAAGTTTGTCTGGTTACTCAAAGGATTTGAAACGGTCGATGAAACGCAGATGCAGTTCGTTGATGATAGAGTAATCTTGTACAATCCTTTGCCGAAAGGTGCTATAAGTTATCGCTTCTCTCTAACAAACACCTATAACAAAGTACCGTTCGGTATTCACAAGAGTGGTAACATTCCTTTTGACTTGGCAGGGTGGACAAAGACGGAAGGGACGGACTACGGCAACGAAAACGATTTGATTGCCGATGATGATATGGACATTGAAGTTGTCGGTCAGCCGAACCTGCACGTTACTGTTAAAGAACCTGTGTTTATGTGTCTGACGAAGAAGAACGGCGAAACGTACACACCTATTCAAGGCACTGAAGTTTCGTACACTCCGAAGGCAGACCACGAAGTTGCTCCAGTATTCCCGACTATGAAAACGAAAGTAAAAAATCGTGAAGTTATCGGTGTAGCTATGAAGTCAACTTCACCAAACGGTGCGTATATCGAAACAGATAGTGCACAATATTCACTCGTAACATTCACCATCAAAGCAAAGGGGGCGGTTTAAATGGCTTGTAAAGGTAAAGGAAAAGGTCCCAAAAAAGGAAAAGGAGGAAAGAAGAAATGAATTACATATTCTGCGTGTTAGGCGGAATGTGGCGTGCGTGGTTCGGGGGCGGTATGACCCTCGAACCGTTGCTGTCGTGTTCGCGCTTTTTCAAATATCTCGCGTTGGTAGGCTTGTGCGCTACCGGTTGGTGGGTAAAGCGGGGCGTTCCGTATGATGATTGGCAGTTTTGGGTTGTCGTTATCGCGTTCGGTGTGCATTGGGCGCTGGGGCATTATCCGTGGTATGTTATCAAACCGTTCGATTACGACAGAACGCGGGATAATTGGGTTACGAAAATTATCATTGCAATGTACGGCGAAACGGGTTATAACAGTATAAAAGGGAATGTTACTGCTATGGCTATTCGTTACACAGCCACAGCGTTCTTGGTAGCTGCCACTATGATGAATGGCTGGTTCTTACTGGCAGGACCGACAGCCGCTGTTGTGTACTGGTTCTGTTACGTACTGTTACCGACAGGCTGGTATACCAAAGCCGCGGAGTTCGTAACTGGCGGCTTGACATTCTTGTTGTTCTACGAATGCTTATAGGAGCTTACAATGGAAAAAGATGGAACGATGAAGTTTCTTCCGATGGGAACAGGGTGCGAGTATATAGCTCGTAAAGGAGCGGCTATCGTCAGTACGTCCCGCGATGAACAGTACGGCGACCCTGAGATAACGCACAACGCGATTGCGGCGTATTGGAATGCGTATCTCAATAACCGTTTCGGTGCAAAACTCGAGCTGACAGCCTATGACGTTGCCCGTATGATGGCATTGTTCAAGGATGCTCGACTCGACACTGCCCCGTCGATGGACAGTTTTGTCGATAAACAGGGGTACAGCGGGATTGCTTTTACGTTGGCAATACGTCGTGGTATCATCCCTCCGACAGACGAGCTCGCATCGTACAGCCGGATGAAAGCTGAAGAGATGCGCAAACGTGGGGCAGGGCCTCGAGAATGACAAAGCCTGTATGTTCTCTCAGCGCGCGCAGTATATCGCGGCTGCTGTCGTGCGCCCCTGATATCCAACGCCTCGTCGCCTTGATGGTAGAGAAGCAAGAGATGGACTTCGCTATCATCGAGGGGCATAGGGGTAAGGAAGCTCAAAACGCAGCGTTCGAGCGCGGCGCCAGCAAAGTGCAATTCCCCAACAGCAAGCACAATACCTATCCATCTCAAGCATATGACAGGGTTCCATATCCCATTCCGAGACTCCCTTCCGGAGAATGGGATAGCGAAAGCCCCCTGTGGGATAAACTAGCAGAGCTCGAACGCCGATGCGCCGATGAGCTCGGTATTAAAATTGAACAGGGGATACGATGGAAAATGAAAGACAAGCCACATACGGAGTTGGTGCAGTCGTAAATCCAGCGTGTGTTGACACGGTTGTGTTGACTGCCGTTGTAAGGGGTATAGAGTTTGGGTTGATAACCGCAGCTTTGTATCTCTTACTCGGCAGCCCGTGTCCGAGCGTTTGGCGCAGGCTGTACAACGCTCTTTGGATTATCATCAACGCAGTAGTGTTGACTCTTATGTTTGAAGCAATGCAAGAACCCCTTGGTTCACGTGCCGATTATCTTGAACCTGTTGTAATTTGCTGTCTGAGTGCTTTTCACAGTACGTGGCGCTCAGTGTTGAGTGCTTTGGTTGAGGGTATTCTCACTCTCGCAAAGCAGATTTCAACTGACCCGTTGCGCGTGGTGTCTAAGATAAAGCGGGTTATACAGAATAAGGAAGAACCGTATGATTAGCGTTTTTATTGTTTGTACTGTAGCCAGTGCGAGTGTGTATTATGTTCGAGTGCGGAAGTACCCAAAGCGTTTCTGCTCTTTGGACAGACTGAAAGCAACGTGCTGGTTTATGATAGGGCTTAGCTGTTTGGCTCAACAAGTAACAGCACTTTATGTTTCTGTGGGGCTGTTGGCGTTGGCAACGTCGTCAAGAACAGTCTTGCTAGCAAGTCAACTCTATGTAAGGGCGAAGCGTGATGCAAAAGATTGTAATTATAACCGCGGTGTTTGTGGTTCTGCTGTCAGTGATATCCTGCCAACAAAAGACCATTAACGTGAAGGAGAAAGAAATTGAAGAAGCTACTAAGCGTATTGAGGTTTTGTCGAAGGACATTGTCGCACTTAATCAGGTGGCTAAGGAGCGAGAGGCGAAGATACTACGAATCGAAACTGCGCTCGAGCAAGCAAAAGCAGACCTGCGACCAACAACAAACGAGGAAGAAACGTATCTTACCACTGTTGTTCCTCGCCGTCTTGTGGAGTGGTTGCGCATCGGAGGACGTGACGGAATCGAAAAGGGCAGTGCCGTATCAACTGCTGGCGGTTCATAGCACTGGTGCACCTGAGGCGATTGACACAAACCGCGACTTGATGCTCTATGTCAAAGAGCTTCAGGCGAAGGTTCTACAATGCAATGCGGACAAAGATGCGTTGCGAACCTACCTCGAAAAATCATATTGACTTTGTGAAAGTTTTAGAGGTAGGATAGGTACAATGAAATAACAACGGAGGTTATTATGGTAGCAGCAGCAGCGGCGGCAGCAGCACCTGCCGCAGGAGCAGCGGGAGCAGCTGGTGGAGCAGCAGGAGCGGCGGGTGCCGGAGCAGCCGGTGCAGGTAGTGCCGGTTTAGGCTTAGCCAGTGGCGCCGCAAGTATCTTATCTTCCATAAAAGGTAATTACTCAAAACAAAATCAGACTAAAAAAGGCTATGAGCAAGTAAGCGGTTCTTCTCAAACAATGACAGATGAAGAACGCGCACAGCTTTCTAATCTCGTTATGAGCTTGGTTGGTGGTGTCAGCGGTCAAGACGGTTTAGGAGGTCTGCTTTCCGCACTAACGCAAGGCGGTGCAGGATTGCAGTCTCAGATGTCTGAAATCATTGCAGGCAGAGAAAAACTTGCTCGACAGAATATGAACAATCAGCTTGAACAGTATGCCGCAAACACAGCCACAGGAACAGGGTCTACGTTTAACACTCTGATGCAAGCAATGCAGGGCAGGGCTATGTCAGAGGCTGAGACACAGTTGCAGGGACAGATGGCTGAGCTGACAGCAAACTTGCAGCAACAGGCTTTCCAACAACAACAGCAAGCCGCCGCAACAACGTCTGATGTCTTGACTCAACTGTTGAATGTTTTGCAAGGAGCATCCAGAGAATACAATCAGACGACTATCGGAAATAAAAAGACTACTGCTTCTGGCTTTACTCTGGGTAAATGATGAGGTACAACAATGCAGAATAACGAACAAAAACAATCGCAGTCTAGCACTGCCAACTCTCAGGCTGGGGTGTCCGCATCCCAGCCTTCTTCTGTATCTGCACAGTACGAACAGAACAGAACACAGTTTATGAATCCGGCGGCACAAAAGGCTGTTGACAAGGCGTTCCAGCAATATGACACGCAGGCGAATGTTCAACAGACGGCGTTGAGCCAGATTGCAAACACGAATGCTCAGCAGATAAACGAGGCAAATCTGGCACAACAAGAAGTTATCCTTGCAACGCAACGAGAAATGGTTGCCAATATGCAGGCGCATAATAAGGCAAGCAAGGAGAATAACGCGTTTGCAGACCTTATAGGGTATATGTTTGGTGGAACGAATAACAGGTTCTACTATGCTAAGCGTATCGAAGAACAGCAGAACGCTATTCAGATTATGCAGGGAAACATTGCCAGCAACCTGACGTATTCGTCTGCCGCAACGGAAAGTGCAAAGGATATCTTTGCAACGACGAAAGCCTATGCAGAGATGGGACAGCAAGAGGCTCTTAAGCTGCTCGAACTGCAGATGAAAGATGCAAACAGGCGACAGAAAGAGAACAGCGATGCTTTGGGATGGGCACGGCTTGCCCTCGACCAGCAGAAGTTTGCTTATGAGCAGGGTAAAGATGTGAGGGATTTCAATGAGCAACAGCGCATCGATACCCTAAACCGTTTGAGCAAATCCGGTGCAGAGGCTGTTATGTCTGCTATGAACAACGGGTCTATCAACGAACAGGATGCTCGTATGTTGCTTGCCTCGTTTGCAAAAGAAACGCCTGACCAGACAGGGAAGCCTGAGGACGTAAAGGCGCTGGCGGATACAGTGTTGACGACTGAGTTCTCGAAGCAGCATAATCTCGGCAAAGGCGCTATGCTTGCACTGTCGACTGCTGTTTCAAGCGTTGACCAGTTGCCCAAGCTTCAAGCTGAGGTGTCGAATGCCCGCAAGACAGGAAAGAATGTCATTCGCGTCGGAGGCTTTGCCGTTCCTGTGCAAGCTGTACTCGATATGCAAGATGCGATGAATGCAAAACTGTCAATCGACAAGACGAACCAAGAGGCTGCTATCGGCGCGATACAGATGAACGTTACGAAAAGCGCACGGGCTGTGCCGAGAAAGGTCAACCAGTTGGATACGATTCCGCTGTCGACCGCCGATAAGCAACGACTGTCCACCAACCTCATCTTGCAAGAGAAGCTGGCGAATGGTATGAATACCTCGTTGCAAGGGATAGGGAAGGAAGTCCTTGCCCAGCAATCCAGTGCGGTTTTGAACGAGGAAGATGCGTTGTTGACAGATGCTTTGCAACGCACAGGCTTATCGCAAGTACAGCAAACGGCGTTCAAACAGCTCTATAACGATGGGCGCATTCAGGCTAAGCAGGCATACGATGTTATCGTTGAAAACGGTGCGGCGAATTATACGAGTGCATCGCCTGTGTACGCCAACACGATGGAAACGCTGTATAACAGTATTCTGAAGTCGGAAGGCGCTGCGGCTGGCTTGGATAGCAAAGGCGCGCTTGACAGAACGAAGCTCGAAAACATCGGACAGTATCTGCTCGCAGGTACGTCAATCTCGTTGCTGGACAAGAACACAAACCGTGCTGTGATAATGCGCAGGGCGATTGAAGATGCGGGTGTTACGAACAGACTGCACGCCAACATCGTATCCAACACAGCGCAGTATCTGAAAAACAGTCTTGCAGTTTTGCTGAATATGCCAGTCAACGCAGGCAGGATGACATCGTCCGAGTTTATGCAAGCGGTTAAGACGAATATCGAAAACGATGCTACCGGTGCGAAGCGTATGCTCGTTCAGGAATTTTTTGCGAACGCAGAAAACGCTACCACGCTGAGAAACACATCGCTCGATACCGCGTTGCCTGCTACGGTGGACGAAGGCTCGTTGTTCACGCTGGCTTTCGGAAACACAGACCCTTCTGTTTACATTTCCAAGATGTCGGATATTGTGTTCAACAGCTATGCAAGAGAGTTCGGCTTTCCGTCCGGCATCGAAAGCCTGCATTCTGCTCGTGCGCTTCCCACTCCTACGAAGCCGCCTGCGGATATCATAAACAATGCTATTGGAGGATAGTATGGAAAAAGAACCTATTGTACTTGACGACATTGCTCAGGGGACATTCACAGCCCCTGACAATGAATTCGCCAGCACTGTTATGCAGCAGATGGTACCGAATGTTGGTGCCGCTCCTACTGCACAAGACGTTCAGGCTGTCGTCGGGGAACGTGAAGAAGATAAAGGCGACTTGCTGGATAACATTCAGAACCTTATTGTCAATACGTCTAAGGGTGTGCTGAAGGAAGCGGCGAAGATTGGCATCGGTATCACAGATGGTTTCTTCCAAGCTATCCCCGGAATGGACTTTGTGGACGCGGACTATATGGCGAACCATTTGCAGTCGTTGCTCGGAGATGAGGTAGCTGCCTCGTACCGTAACCACCGTGATGGGTATAAGATGGCAGGTGAGATAACTGCTATTATGGGTGCGGGGGCTGCAGGAATGGGCGCGGCGAACTGGTTGCGACAGGCTGCTATGTCCAAGACTGCACTGTCCTCGCCTTGGCTGTTCGGATTGACGAAGGCTATACGCGGTGCGAAGACGATGGACGCGGCGTTGAAACCTACGCTTGCGGCATCCCGCATCCTGTCCCGTACGGGCGTTACGAAGTTCTACAACCAGCCGATTATGAAGGAAGCATTGTGGAAGACCGTAAAGGCTCGCGCTGGTGGTGTTCTGCTGGAAGAAGCTTTGACTGGCACGTTGATGTATGGCGCGATGTCAAGGTCTCAGATGACGAAGGGTTGGAGTGTATCGGATTACTATAATCCGGGGTTACTCGGCGCTTCTGTTATGGGCGGTGTGGAGGCTTTGCAGCTCACGTCCGCGTTGCGGAAGGTAATGGCTAGGACTGCGGCGGCGAGCAAGTCCAGCATCACGAAGTTCAACAATGGCATTGATGGACAGGCGATTGTCGAGATGCCAGAACTGCGCGGTGCAAAGCTGTTCCGCGAAGGCGCTGAGATTGAATATCTCAAAGCTGAACGTGAGTCCGTTGCGGCAAAGCTGGCAAATCCTGCGAATGCTTCTCAGTCTCCGACAGAGCTCTCCACCCGTGCCAGCACGATTAACTCGTATATGTCCCAGCGCGTGATGGCTCAGGACAAGACGATGCAGAAGATTGCTATGGACACACCGGAGTATCTCGGAAACGCTACGAGTGCTGTGAGGGTGCAGGATGCAGACGAGCTCGATGCTTTGCGTAGGTACTTTGCTGAAGACCCTGCTGCTGCTATCACTGTTCGGTCTATCGAGGAGTTCCAAAAAGAAGGACAGTTTTCGTTTGCACAAAAGGTTCAAGCCAGAAAGGACAGCGTTGACGGCACAATTCGTGAACTTGAAAACAAGATTTACGATGACAAAGCAACGCCTGTCGAGAAGGCTAAGTATAAAAAGCTGATGGAAACGAAAGGAAAGCTTGCCAATCAAAAGGCGGTTGTTATTTCTGAATTCGGCGCGGAGGATATAGACTCGTATCGTTCTATCTCTGTTGACGCAAAGACAGTGCAGAAGAGAACTATCGCCAAGCGTTCACAGCGTGAGATGGCAGAGGCGTTCAACAAAGACCCCAAGACGGCAATTCGTGTATTCAACGACCTGCCGGAATTCGTCACCAAATCGCACGCCTTTACAGACAAAGCGTTTGAAGACGAGATGATTATCTGGCAAGACCTGCGTAATCGCGGCGCCATCGTTCCCAAGAACCTCTCATCTGCCGACTTCGGCGGTGTCAATGTTCCTAAGAACGTATCCACGCGCAGCATTGTTGAAGCTCAGCCGTATCAATTCCTCGATGCGTTGGTGTCGAACTATGATACAGACGACGCAGTGCGCAGGTTTATGGACTCCGCAGGGCTTTCCAAGAGCAGACTCGCCGCGCTGTCATTCGAACGCAAGATGAATCGCATGGTTGAGTATCTCAAAGCTGTCGATGCAGAGAAGGTGTCGCCGATGGACGGACTGTCGTTGAACAAGTTCTTCAACATCAGCAATATGAGCATCGACTCTTTGGCGAACAAACTGTCAGCCGGTATGCGCTTCTTGAATGCCAACGGTATCAAGACGATGGTGAAAGACCTTGAAAGCACAGGGGTTGACTTCGAGTCCCTCATCGGACCGATGGCGCAGAAGGGTATGAAGGACTTCAGCAAAGTCGTTGTATCGGAGGCTGTTCCCAGCAACACGCATATGATGGAAGCTGCACGGGCTAAGGCTATTGCCGCTGAGGAATCAAAGCTCAGTAACCTGTCGAAGTCTTCCGTGCTGTCTGTCGTAACAGACACATACCAGAACAATCCGAACCTCGTCGCTGAGGTCAGGAAGGTTGGTATGTTGGCTGATGAAGCTGTCAGAGGCAATACGTTCTTCTCGCAGTCATTCGCTGCAGGTGCATCTGCTCCGTTGCGTGCTGCTCAGGAATTCAACGGACGTGTCACTCAGCAAATCCAGCTGAAGGTGAACGCTGTTCTCGAACCTGCAAACGCTGCTACTGCAAAGCTGATGGACCCAGCAAACAAGGGTGACCTCATCAACTATGCGATGGTACGACACTCGTTGCGTGAAGGCTGGGAGGTTCTTCCTGACCCTGCTACGCTGCCGGACGGTACGAGAGCTCTCGTCCTCAATCCGCATAGCAAGTTCAACAAGAAGCATTGGAGAGAACGCTTCGGGGAAGAGATGCCCGAAGAACTGCTCGAAGATAGCATCGACGAACTCGCCCCTGTTTATCTGCCTTCTCCGAATGAGAAAGTTCCGCTGTCGATTTCCGAAAACGCGTTTCAACTCCTCGCCGCTATCAAGCGCGTAGGACACGAAGCGTATGTTGCGGCAAATGCGGTTCGCAGGGCAAACGGGGTTTCCGAGCTGGCGCATCGCGAATGGTGGGTTCCGCCTGCTATGGTCAAACGCTCAGAGAACCTGACGTTCCTTGCGGATGACACAGGCGCTATTCGCTATTCCTTCACCTCGAAGGAAGCTGCCGAGAAAGCCTTGCGCAACAACACTGGTATGCACATCGTTACATACGAAGCGTTGAACGAGTACAAGGCTATTCACGGAGATACCCTGTTCGAGATTGGAAAGTCGATTGACGATATGACGAAGGAAGGAACACGTGCTGGTAAAGCAAATGCCAACATCGTTGACTACTCCACCGCATCGTTGAAAGACGACTTGCACGAGTTGAACAGTTCGTTGCAAGCCTCTGCCCGTCGTTCTATCCTCAGCCTGTTCGAAGACAGCTGGGAAGAAGCGGATATGATGATGAGCGTTGCTGGTGCTACGTCGAAAGAGAACAACGTCTGGACACGATATGCTCGCGGGCTTACAGGCTCCAGCACGTTGATGCCCGGAAGCGTTCTTGGTCGGTTGAATACAACTGCAGAACTCGCGTTCTCAAACGCAGTCCAAGCATTCGTCAATCTCGGAGAAACCCTAGCAACGGGTTACGACAAGGCGAACAGAGCTGCGATGATAAAACGCGATTACGATGCGTACTGCAAAACGATTGGTGCGGAGTACAAACCGTTCTCAACTGCTACGGAGTTCCTCGAGAAGACCATAACAGACAAGAGCGTTTTGTCGAAGTACCTTCCTCGTCATCTGCGCGAAGCTGCCGCTCAGCTCAATATGCTGACCACGCTCGTAACGTATCGTATCTCTCTGCTCAGCACACCGCTGATTAACTTTGCATCTCTCATTGCGACAACCCCTCAGGTTGTTTCGATGGCAAAGCGGATTGACGGTGAGTCGCTGGCTGAGTACAGCGTTCGTACAGGCACGTTCTTCGACAACATCAACGAGAACACAAAAGTCTTCAGCCCGTTCAAGCTGATGACACGCGTGTTCAAAGAGATGTTCACAGAGGAAGGAAAGAAGATATATCGCAAGGCTCGACAGAGCGGCGTTATCTCTCTGACCTCAGAAGAACAAATCGCATCGTTGACCAACATCGACTTGCTCGACAAGCCCAATATGACGAAGGCACTGTCACTCGCCAACAAAGCCTCTATCTTAACGGAAAGGTCGGAAGAGTTCTCGCGCGCACTGTCCTATCATATGGGGTATACGCTGGCGAAGAATGGCTTAGGGTTGACGGACGAGTCTGCAATCGATGGGTTCGCTCGCTGGTTCACGAACAGCAACGTGGGTAACTACCTGCCGCAAAACAAACCGCGCATATTCCAAGGCGCACTTGGTATGCCGCTCGGTCTGTTCACAACCTTTATCCAGAACTACAACGAACGTCTGCTGTGGTTCGTAGAGGAGAAAGGATTGCGTCACGCTGCAGCATCGCTAGCCACGCAAGCCGCGTTGTTCGGCACAAAGAGCCTTCCGGGTTCTGAGATGCTGACGAACATTATGACGCCGGACAGCGACCCCGGGGCACGGTTCGAAGACAAGCTTCGGCTGTCGATGAACCCCGACATCTACCAGTGGATATCACAGGGTACGTTGACAAACCTTCCGAAGATGTTCGGTGCTGACGAAGGCATCGCTCTCTATACGAAAGGTGATGTCAATCCTCGTATTCCGCTTGTCGATGGCATTCAGTCCCTTCCCTCTTTCACTGCATTCAAGGCTATGAAAGATTGGATTGGCGGTATGCTGACAGGGCATCCTATCGACGCAACCGCGCAGTATGCTCCGAACAGGCTGTTACGCTCTGCCACAGAACTCGTTCTTGGTAAATCGTTGGACAGGCAAGGCACTGTTATAAACGACGACCTGCAAACGATAGAAGGCGTGACATCTCGTTTGTTCGGTGTTCGTACGCAGTCTGAACAAGAACTGATGGAAGCCAGCTGGACAACGTCGAATATCCAACGTGAGCAGAATGCTATGATGGATAAGGTACGTGCGAAGATTCGTAGCGCGGCTCGCCACAATTCTCTCAGCAGTACAAAGCTGGCAGAGATTGCTCAGGAAGCCATCAACGCAGGGTATAACCCTCAGGCTCTTGGAAAGCTCATAGCAGAAAACATCGAACGCGGTTTGCACAGCAAGTACAAATTCCAGTTCGAGAAGATGCTCAAGTCCAGCAATCCTGACGAACAGCGCAACGTCATTCGTTTCTTACATAGTATGCTAGCAACTTGGGATACTGTCAAGGAATAGCAGAAAAACAAAAAGGGCGGTACGGGGAACTCAATCCCTATACCGCCCTTTCGTTTGTCTGTAGTGAACCGAAAAAGCTACAGAACAAAACTGTCAAGCCAATTCTCGTAATCACGATTTGTCTTGGCTTTATATTCTTTCTCTTTGTCTTTGTAGATGATTAGCGTTCCTGCTTTGTCGCTGTAGGATTCGTCAATAACCCCTGCGTCTTTTAACTCAGCAAGTGCGCTGGCGAAGTCCGCCGCTCGCAAATCCTTATACAGAATCTTCTGCAAGACGTTACGCTGTACAACACCTGTCGTACGCAGGAAGTCCACCATTCTCTGTTTCGCAACAGCCAACGGCGACATACCATATTCGCCCAACGCATCGGACATAAACACTTCCGTGTGCGAAAGCAAACGATGTGCTTCTACGACATCAAGTGGCATTATGTACTGAGAGCCCCTGCCTGCGCATAGCGCCATCGCTGTCTTTATCAGATGCGTATGCCTTCGTTCCATATAGTGCAGGAAACGAGGGTCGTCAATCTCAACACGCGTACCATACAACTTGTCGAGATACTCAGCCGCTTTCTCATCTTCCTGAAACGGACCGACCATATCATACGCTATCTTCTTAATCCTGCGACTGATTGCATCCGTTGCGTTTTCATCGAACGGCTTCGGACGCGCAATGTTCTTATACTTCTTTGTCGCGTGTACCAAGATGATACGGGACATAAAGCCCTGTCCGACAGCTTCCGGAGGAAACGCCGTTGCGATAGACGTCGGTGTCGTACCACCGATAATGGACATCAATCCGTTTCGTACAGACAGCTGGCTTTCTTTCAGCTGGTAGGAATAGTCCTCTCCGTCCCACATCTTCGCAAGGAACGTAATCAGCTCAAGCGCATTGTGTCCTATGAAAGTATTGAACTCACTCGCAACGGCATACATCGTCGTAAGGTCTTCAGGATGCATCGCGGGTTTTATCTCCGTGTTTAGCATTGCATCTACTGTCGATGCGTTACCCACGCCACGCGATAACATATCCAGCTCTGTCAACTTATCATCGTCTATCATATCCTCCTCAGCCGTCATAGCTCTAATGAGTCCTTGACGCTGTGCACCTGTGTCATCAGGCGCGATACGAACAGACGAGTTCTTCTTCACCAAATTCGTTGCGATTGATATGGCTGTGGATTTACGGACACCCGGAGGTCCGACCAACAGCACGTACATATTCGGGTAAATCTTTGTGTGCCCAAATGGAAAGTAGCACCTACGTCCTAAACAAGCACTAATGCCCGACAGTATACTCCAGATATGGAACAGTCGCGGGCTTTCTGTATCTTCGACATAGCTAAGATACTGCTTGAGGAACGGGTGTTCCGGCACGAAATCATTGGCATTTGTCATATTCGGTTCTCGGTTCTTTCGGTTCTAAAATAAAAGAGCAGGCAAAGCGTTAACCCTGCCTGCTCCCGCAATTAAGCTCCGTCCTGCAACTGAGCGAACGCAGCTTCAATTTCATAAGCGAGTTTGATACGGTATTCCGCAGGTGCAATATCGAAGCCCGGAGGCGGTGTTACCGCATTTTCCGGAACAACAAATTCTTTGCCTACTTTCTGCACAGCCAAAAACTTGTACAGTTCGGTGAGGTTTGCATCTTTAGTCTTACCGTAAGTCCCCAACGGGGCTTCTTTCAACGTAGCCATATATGACCTCCAAAAACAAGATAGTGTTCGTTGGACTATGCCAGTATATTATAACAACTGGTTAAGTCAACCATAATTTTCTGCGGCTTTCTTCAAACGAGGCTCGTATCTTTTCGTGATTAAAAGCCTCACCGCGTTTATGCCCTACCATTCCTTTCTTCCAGCAAAGCCCTACGTCCGCCTCGACAGGCACAACGAACGTACGACCTTTATAGGTAATAGGCTGTTCCATCACGTCCATCAAGCGGTCGAGCAGTTCAGGTTTGTCCTTAGGGACATAGCCGATAAGACTGTCGTGAACCTGAAGACGAACCTTCAAACCCGCATCGTAGAGTCCTGACTTGTAGAAGTAACGAAGCAAAGCATTGTTGATATTCCCTGCCGTTCCGCCTTGCCCATAGTAGGAAGACAACGAACGACGAGCCCCTGCATCTTTCTCAAGGTTTGCGAATATCTTCAACGTTCTGTCGAAACAACAGGTTGCAAGCCCACCTGCCGCACGAACTTCTTTCCAACGAGTATCGAACGTTTCCTTCAGCTTAGGATACATACGATAGTATTCGTCCAAGAGATACTGCTTGCAGAAGTCTGTACAATCCCGCATATTCCAATCCGTTGTATCAAACCCAAGAGCTTTCGCAGATGCCACCACAGACTTATGACCCATAATCGTGTACAACGTATGCTCAGTCATCTGATAGTTTGCACCGTGAGATGCCTTCTTGGTGTTGGAACGAACGCCGATGATAGGGTCTTCCACCCACGCTTCGTGGTTCTTCTTTCCTTCCATCAACTTATCGTACGGAATTTTGAACAAGAACTCTGCGTGGATACAGTGCGTATCCTTCGGCGATAGAACGGTCTCAATCATTCTTTCGTCCTCGCAGTCAAACGCCACGAAGTACGCATCGGATTGTGAATAGTCCACGTCGAACAGATAGTACCCTTCGGGCGGGATGAAGATATCGCAGATTTCCTTCGGAAGATTCTGCGGGTTTGTTCCTACCCAGAACGGATGGTTGCCGCCCGACGCACGCCCTGTGATTGTTCCTGCCGCATTGAGGTTGTACATATAATAATCGCCAATCCCCAACGAAACGTTCTTACCTTCTTTCTCAATATACTTCGAGTAATTGTTCGCGGGTTTCTTCGTTTCCCAAATCTTCTCAATTATCTTCTCGTATACTGGGTGTTGAAGCATAACAAACTTAAGGGCTTTCTCATCAGTCGACCTATCCTTCCCTCCTGCAACGTGATGCTGTCGCGCTTGCAAGACATCGTACAACAACGATGCTACCTGATTGCTGGAGTTCGGATTGAACTCAGGGTCATCAATCATAATCCGCAGTTCTTTCAACGCGTCTTCCGATTGTTTCTTCCACCGCATACCGTGCAACGAAAGAGCACCCAAGTCCATCTTCAGTCCGTTCATACCCATCGACATAAAGCACATCTGCAAGGGGAACTCGACAGCGTAATTCACTGCCGCCCACTTGTTCGCGCGGTATATCTTAAGAACACCGATGCAAGACATCAACGTGTAATAGCAATCTCGTGCGCAATATGCCCAGTAGGTTTCCTGACCTTCTGCGCTTACAGGTACACCGTGCGATGCCTTACTCGTAGCGGCTTGCTTTTCCTCCGCCGTCCCTTTGATATCGTCCTTCCAATATTCTACGTCGTCAACGCAGAGTGCTGAGATACGATGCAACGCGTGTTCCAACTCTGCATACAGGGCATTGAACAGGTGCATCGTATCAAGGAAGTAGTTATTCAGCACAATCTGATAGCGAAGAAGATGCGCCGCGTCATACGTACCGTTCTGCAGAATCTTCGGAATATCCGATTCGCAGATGTACTTAATCGTGCTAATCGCATCTTCTAAGCCTCCCTCTTCCTTACGCCAAAAGTTGTAGTTCTCAACGTCTTGACTGTCAGCCAGCGGGATTACTGTCGTGAACACCTTACCGTTCTTAAGATAGAACGCAAAGCCTTGACACGTAATCACCGTAGGCCACCCTGCGGTTTCAATATCCGTTGCGATGAACTCAGTCATAGGAAGGACTGTTTCACGAATGAACTTCAAATCCGCACGCGTTCTCACAGGTGCATATTCAAAAGACGCAGGAACGAACTGCTTTCCCAACGCCCAACGAAGTGCTTTCTTGATATCATTCTGCAAGAGGAACATAGCCTCAGGCACGAAGTTTATCCTTGCAACATCTTCGATAGGAACGCAACGAACAACACGTCCGCCCTTTGTCTTATGCTTATACGCTGAGCCTCTGCATGTGTTCAACGACCACTGTCCCGTCAAGTGGAACAAGGCAATCTCCGATGCAATCAGCACAGCGTCTGCTTTGAACGAATCAATGACGTTATCTATGATTGACACAATACTCTTATCCCGTGTCGTAGATTTCTTGCGAACATCATACGTCAAAGGAAGGCGCGCACGCTGAGCGATGTTAGGATACATAACGCACGACGGAGGAATCCCCATCGAGTCCAATATCCTGCCCAGTGCGGCAACCTTCTTGTTAGAGTATTTATAATCAATCAGAACTACTAATCTCGGCATAAGAGTTTTCTCACTGTTTTCTTGACAGAAAAGTATTTGCGGTCATTCGCTTCACTCTTCTTGCCAACGTTGAATTCGGACACCGGACGGAAGTAACCCATCACGCGTGTCCATATTTCGCACGGCTGTCGTTCTTTATCGTCCAGCTTTACGACTTCTTCTTTGGTGCTTTCGTCTGTCATTCTTTCGTAACACCTCCTTTCACAGAAACGTATACGAGAAAGGAACAGAAAAGCCAAAACCCGAACCACGAAAGGTCGATGTTTATGATGAATTCACACGAGGGTGTTAACATTTATCAGTCCCTCCTTTGTTAATTCTCTGAAGCGTTTTCTTACGAGTTTCTTTGCTTCAGCCAATCTGCTCGTGTTTAAATTTTCTGTTATGCTTGTGTTGGGATTTTGCTTCTTCCAGTTTTCGGCATCTGCATCACTGTCAAACACGTACACGAATGTATCTCCGAGTATCTCAGTCTTAATAACATACACGCCGCGTTTCTTCTGTTCAATCTCGTTCATCGTCTTTCTCACACTCAAACAGGACAGCTATCACGTTGGGCACTGCCGAATAGAACGACAGCCATTGAGGTAAAGAGGTAGCATCGTTGCTTCCACTGATTTGGCTATCGTCGACCTCTACCCACTGATAACCGTCCTGTGTCTTCATAAGCTCAACAATCTTGTAACGAATTCGCGTTGACCCTTGCTGGAGCTTCCCCTGTTTGCTTATCGAATATCCCATAGTTTCGTTGTTCCATACTCGGTGTTACAAACTTCGGTATCCTGTCATAGTGACTTGTCGTGATGCATTCCTCTATGCGAGGAAGATAGCGGAAGAATATCTCGTACCTACGCTTGTCGTAAGCCTTAATATCCCCTTTCGCATTCGCAACGTCCATCAACGAATGTGCAATCAAAAGCAGTTGTCTGCGCTGTGTCAATCCCAGAGGAATACGCTGTCCTTGTTTCGTATATTCCTCTGCAAGCTTCTTAAAATCTTGCTTCGTGATATACATCCACGAGCCGATATAAAAATCAGTACGTGCCATTGTAGTCCCTTTCATCTCTGAAATGCTGGAACGTTGGAGCTCTTGGCTTATCCTTATTCCCTACCTGCATATAGCGATACGTCACAATGCGATTGAGGTATTGGTCAGGGTTGTCCCAGATGTGTTGTTTCTGTGCCGCAGAGAGCCTGCCCGTTAGGTTGAAGACAACTCCAGTCTTCAAATCACGCACGATGAAAGCTCCGAGTGTGCTCTTTCCGATGAGCCCTTCCTTCGCTGTCGAGCGTTGCGTGTAACCTAACGGACTGTCTGTCGCTTCGTTTGTGTTTTCCTGCGCTTCAGTGAAGCCGATAATCTCAGCTTCGGCTGTCAAGAAATATTTCATACGAAGCAAGTATTGCTGTTTCTCTGTCGAACGCCCGTACTTGTACAGTCCCATTGCAGAACGGAATATCAATCCTTCCATTTCAGGAAATGGATATCCGTCCATATTCTCACGAAAGAATCCTTCAATCTCATTCCTGCGTTCATAGGCAAATTCGCCATTACAGAATGTTAAAGACCGTGCAAGCTGCACGCGTTCGTGCGGATATCGGTTAGCATATAACTGCAGTGTGCGAAGTCTGTTCTGCTGTTGTTCGTTTGGCTCTATGATATCGTAGACATAGTACGTGAAATCAGGTTCGCCGTCGCGTGACATAACCGCGCTGGTAGTATCCTGAAACGTATGCCCAACGATGAGTTCACCGTCCGCATCGTATTCCAACCGCGCTAACTGTTCACGAATGTACTTATTCGGAATCTCTCTTCCCGACGCTGTGATGGTAGTACCCGCGATGACAGAACAACGAATGCCATCGAACTTACGCTGTACGATAACACCCCACTTGAAGTTATCCCGCACGAAGTCCCAGTCAATAGTACCCGCGGCTGGTTTCATCGGCTTGAATAATCCTTGTTTCAGCCACGCTTTACTTTTTTCTGCCATCTTTCCACCTCTTTATTCTAAGTTTAATCTTCCATTTCATCTTCTTCCAATGCACAACGATGAAGCGTATGTAATCAAACATACCTGCGCATAGCATAGTTATCGCATAGTTAAGTCCTATGATGATGAATGTCAGTAGTATTATTTGAAAAATATGTAACATATCCTCTAAGAGAGTTGTGTCTTCTTTCATCTCAGTTTCCTGCGTTTGTTATTCTCAATCGAAGGGCAAGAAGTTTCCTCCCTGCCCCTCTGTTCAGAACAGCTTACGCTTTCTTCTTCGCGTTCAGCGGCATAATCGTATCCTGACGGACAGAACCGCGGCCTTCTCTGTTCAGCGTGTAGTCCAAGATGACTTCCTGACCCTTGGCTTGGTCGATGATGTCGTTGAACTTCGTGCTTGTGACGTTGAAGTTGCACGCTTTGAAGAATCCGAGCAATTTCCCGAACGTTTCTTTCGCGGTTTCGCCCTCGAACTTGACAATTTCAACGAACAGCTTTTTGCCTTCGAGATATGATTTTTCAATCGGCAAGTCCGTTTTCATCTGCAAGACTTCCGTGATTTTGAAAGCGAACTGGAATGATACGCCCGTGCAAGCGGCGCCCATGTCTTTGTTTTCGTAGTTGAACGTACGAGTATCAAAGTCATCGAATACCGTTCTGTAACGCCCTGTCGGAGTTTGTACCTTGACAACTGCGTTGTCTGCGTATTCGCCCATATCAACTTCCATCATTTCCGTCATAGACAGAGACGTGTCGCCGAATTCGATGTCGATGTTATTTACCATTTGTGTAGTCCTTTTCTTCATAGATGTTTGTGTTAGTAGTTATAGGTCAGAGTGAATTAGGCGCTTACCTACTCACTTCAACCCAGCTTTTGCAGGGAGTGCTAGACGCTGTGCGAGCTCCTCACCTGACAAGAATACGAATGCTTCGGAGTTGTATTCCGACGCTGTCTTGTTAGGCTTTGCGGCGCCCGCAAGCTCCATCACCTTCTTGTACGGCAAGTCCTCCCAGCGGTGTTCGGCTGGTGGGATTACCGTAGCACCGCCGTCCCTGCCTTCGCGCTTAGCGGTGCTTATCTTCAGTGTCGAGCCTGACACGTACGTATAGAGGCAAGCAGAGAATGCTCTTGCCACCTGCTGTCCGTGGTTGCTCGTTACTGAAACCGGTTGTGTGTGAATATCGAGAATCTTGTTTGGATCTTTGGGGTCTTTGACCGTAGACGTAACCTCGTGCCCAATCATTATTGTATTCACAACAGACGAAAGGGATTCCCAATACAGCAGAGCTTTGCTTGCCAATCGGTTCATAAATCCCCAGTCATCACGCTCCAACTTGTCACTGCTGTCAAGCGTCAGGTTGTTCATCTCAGCGTGCTTTGCTATGATAGAACGCGTTAACGCTGTCCAGCTGTCGAGGACGAGAACGTCGTTGGTCGTGAACTTCTTGGTGTCAATCACGCAATACCAATGCGTTGGGTCGGGCTTGTTCACACGCGGGTGTACGCGCTTTTCCGTCGCGTCCCAGATGAACTCTCTGCCTGTTTCGAACAGTGCCGCGAAGAAGCCTATTGCAACGACTTTGTCTGTCGTGTCTGCAATATCCAACACGCGAATGTTCTTCTTTCCCTCTGCGCTTATATTGCGCAATACCTCTGCGTTGCCGTCGCAGTCGAGTATGATGGTGTTATATCCTGCCTCTGCGGCGGTACCTGCGAACCACGTCTTCTTTGTCTTCGGCGGTCCGTAGATGAGTGTTGATATTGGTCGTTCGCTGTCTGCTAGGAACGGGTTTCCCATAGGTAGTCTCCTCTGTAAAGTTCGTTATTCGGAATGGTTATAAACTTCTCTGTCTTATTGTAGTCGTCGAGCAACGGAAGGTTATCGCGCATATCTTGCAACGATACACCGAAGTCATTCGCCGCTTGGTCAACGCCGTATTTCAACAAGCGTTTCATATCCAACGCGTCGCTGTCCTTCGGCACGAAGTACGATATGAACTGCAATGACAGTGCAAACTTTCGATACACCATCAATGCTTCAAGTGCGATACCACTGCATTTCATTTTCTGCTTTGGCTTGTTGCTGTGCTTTCGTGCGCCGAACGGCTTCTTCTTTTTCTTCGGTTGAACTAACGCCATTGAGAACCTCCGTAAGTCCTGCGTTTCTTCGCATAGGCTTTGGCTGAACGGAACGCTTCGTATTCCTGCGCCACGCGACTTTCGTCATAAGCAAAGAACCCTCTGCTTACCAAGTAGTCTGCTTGATGGCAGAAGTATTGCAACGCGGTTTCTGGCTTGGGCAATACTACCTTACTCATTCTGCTCATTGTCCACTGTCCCATATGCGTTGTTATCATACCGTATATTTCATCGAGTGTTTCTTTAGATACGCCTGTGCCTGTTTCTCCACCTGATTGTTCCCACGTTATCAGAAGAGCCCTTGCAGCGTATAACGGATGCTCGTGCTTCGTATAGGTATCAATCACAGGATAACCATACTTAGCGCAGTCGTGCAACAACAACGCGGCAATCACCTTATCGCTATTGTTTTGTATATAATAATGCTGGCGCAACTGCATCAACGATACGGCTACCAACACGGCAGCTTTCGTATGCTTAACCAGTCCGAGCTCGCCCTGTGCAAACGCGGGGTGGTACTTGCCCGTGCTGCTCGAAGGCTTGTCTCCGAAATACGGAACGCCATCGAGTGTATTCATAACGAGCCTTGCGATATTCTCATCTTCTATGAGTGCAATCTCGTCTTCAAAGTGTGAAGAATTTTTCATTTTAAACTCCTTTGTTGTCGGTACAATTTATTATAACAACAACAAAAATTTTGTCAAGTGTTTTATGACGCAAGGTTCACATTGATTGTGAACGCAGGCTCAAACCCTTCACGAGGACGAAGCATTCGTTCGCATTCCATCAATGCTTCTGTCGCGGTGCGGCTGTTTGCTTCACAGAAACGGAAGTACTTGCAGGTCTTACGAAACACCGTGCAATTCCCTCCGTTGCGTACATACGTACCGAGCATTTCCATCTGCACAATCGAATGTACCCAGATGAGCAAGCCTCGTATCCACGAAGCAACATCTTCCTTTGTCTTGCGATAGACGAACTTGTCTACCGTAGGGTTCGCAAGGGATATGACAGCTTCGAGATATGCAACGTCGAAGTCTTTGAGGTTCTCGTTTACGATATGCTCAACGACTAGTCCGTACGGCAAGCACTGGTTTGAGAACTTGTACTTAGCTTCGCGATTGAACGGCACGCTGGTTGTCGTCTTTATATCCACGACGAGATACTTAGCCTGAACCTTGTGCCGCATAATCGCATCGATGTATCCAATATATGAAACGTCGAACGGTGCGTCGAATGGAAGCTCAAGACGTATCTCGAACGGAACTTCTATGGCAGGCATCTCCTTGCCATCAGCGGTTACCACCGTTGCGAGCTCGTAGTCACGCAAGTGGTTGTTTGCTATCATCGCGTCGAGTGTTGCGTAGCAAGCTTCGAGCGTTCGCGTGTCCTCGCCTATCGAGAGTTGGTAGGGGTAGGCGAGGAGGAGCTTCTTATCGGCGGCTTGCACGTCGCCCGAGCTTAGGTATTCTTGGTACGCTTCGTGCAAGGCTTTGCCGCATTCAGTCGCCATCGTTTCTTCGCGCTCGTCGAGTTGATAGAACTTGTTGAACTCGAACTTACGTGGGCAGGATTGCAAGGTCTGAATGCTGGAGTGGGATAGGTATAAGCGTGGTTTCATTGCTTTCCTCAATGAATTGTTATCTTACCGTTGCGCAAGTCTGCAAGGTTGATGACGTTGAAGTTGTCGATTTCTTTGTCTTGCGTTGGGAAGGAGGTTTGTTCGCTGTCGGCTGTCGGCTGTCGACTGTCGGCTGGCGTTATGTCCACACCCAGAGCTGCGCCTGCGATAACGCGAATCAGTTCATTTATAGAGTTGCTGGCTTCTGTCTTGCATACGTTGTGCAGAGCGTTAAGCAAGCCTTCGTCTTGTGCTATAACAAGAAGCATAGCAAGCACGGTATGTTCTGTCGGCATTGAAGACATAATGCGAATGTTTCCCTTGTCGCACATTATGAATACGCTGTTTGTGGAAATCTCTTTTGTGAATTCACGCAATGCGTTCCAATCGTTTTCCATATTGCTCATTGTTTTTACTCCACCAAAAATTTAGAATAAGGGTTAAGGCGTATAGGTATGATAAACCCGTGCGCATTCAACGCAAGATGACCACGCCGTGCATTAAGTTTATTTATCAACCCGCGATAGGCACCGTGCCAGAAGTATGAATATCCTCTATCTCCCGAAGACGCAATAGGCTCGTTTGTTTCTGTGTCTATTATCGTCGGAATGATAATTCGATACAACATAATACCGTCATTACCGCGACTTACTTGTGTTACCAGTTCTTCAACGCCAAGCGTAGCTAATGCATCCGCCAGTCTGATAACGTTCTTTTCTGAATCCTCAAGCACAATCTCTTCGCGTTGCCTCAAGTCGAGTTCAAGATTTTCTTCATTGAACTTCTTCATCTTCTCGTCTATCATATAATATCCTCCGTTGGTTTGCAATATTCAAAGCAGGACAACCGAAGCTGTCCTACCTTCAATATTACTTGTTGAACTTACCGAGTGAGTTGAGCATCTTTTCTTCGCTCACTTCTTCGATTGTGTCATACGCACCTGTCGCTGTGATATACGGACGCGATTCCGTAGGTGTGATTTCTACCAGCGTTGCGATAACGGGTTCGCGCCGTTCGTCCTTGTTGCTGAACTGCCATACCTTTCCTATGGTATGTTTGCTTTCGTATAGTTTAGGACAAACGAAACGCCCTTGCGTCAAGATGATGCTGTCTTCGCCGTCGTAGTCGTCAATAAATTCGCGGAACATATTCGCGTCTTCTTTGTTCAACGCGTTCGTTATGTTCATCGCCTGCGCCATATCTGTATCGAAGACAATGTCGTCGCCTTCGAGTTCGGGTTCGTCGGTGGATACCCAAACCTCACCGTCGCATATCGTGATGATGCGGTACACGTCTTTGAACGCGTCGAGGTATTTCAACAGCATATAGCGGATTTTGATTTCATCTACCATTGTATTGTGTCCTTTCGGTTTAGAATTTAAGGTTTTCGAAGAACGCGTCGTATTTGCTGGACGCATCCTTCTTCTTGCTTTCTGCCTGTTTGCGTTTCACGCTTGCCATAATGCTCATATTCTTGCGCACTATGGAAATCATAATCCCGAAGTCTTGCGGCAGAAGATGATTTACGAGTTCGGGGTTATTCTGGATATCGGTCATAATGACCTTTACCATATCCGCCGCGTCGTTGACGTATTCAAACTTACGCAACGAGGCAACGTCGGCTTTGAATTGTGAGATGATGCTGTCTTCCTGCGATACGTTGTTTGCTTCGTCCGCTTCTTCGCAATTCTTCCACGCGATGGAATCCGCAAGGGCTACGGTGTGCTCCATCAGGGACGCGGGGTCATCGACTTTGAGGGACGAGGGTTTGGATAACACTTCGTCGGACAGCTTGCGGAATTCTGCAATCTTGCGTTCGCGTTCTCTGTTTGCAATGCGCAGGCGTTCGATTGCGGACAGCGGTTTGCTCGGTTCAGATGCGGTTGTGGGCGTGGGTGTAGGTGTGGGGACAGGGACGGGTGTCGGCGTGTCGCACGCTTGCGCGCTGCCGGCTGTCGCGTTCTCTGCTTCGCTACGCACTGCGTCCATCGCTTCAACAGCTGCGGGTTTCGCCGATGCAGCGGCTTTCGCAAGGTCTGTGATAACGTCGTCTTGGTTTTCCTTTATCGCTTTCATCGTAGCGTTCGTTGCGTCTGTCGCACTGGTAGCTTTGCTTAACGCATCTTTGCGTATCTTCATCAATTCGTCGAGGTTCATATTTGCTTTCCTTCTATGGTAAGAAGTCAATCGACTTCATAAGGTCAGGTTCTTGTTCTGGTTCGTTGCTGTCTTGCGACGGTACAGCGTTCTTCAACGTCATAACGTCCGCAAGATGCGCGTATCGACTCTTTGCCATCTTCGATTTCTTTATCGTGATGACAGCGAAGTTTGTTTCTGGCAGTGCGGTTTCTTCCTTGCACGTCATCAGACTTTCGATTTCCTGATACTGGTATATCTCGGATTCGTACACCGCCAGTTTGAATGTTTCCAATTTGCGCCCGTGTTCCCGTGCGTATTTGCGTACGTTCGATAGCTTTGAACGAATGTTCGCTATGGTACGCGACGGGGTCAAGACGTCTGTTGCCATAATCGCAAACCGATAGAAGGTTTCAAACTGCATATGCTTTATGATATGCGCAAGGTGGTGTCCTTCGATGGTTTGCGCGTCTAGCCCTTCGTTAAAATCTGGGTATGCTATCGGCAATTGCTTTATCAATGCTTCGGTGTTACGTTCAGCTTTTGATAAAAGCATTTTCTCACGCTTTGATATTGTCATTGTGTTCCTTGCTGGTATAGCTTACCTCTTTACCTCTAAAAATTACTATAAACTTTTTCATAAGTTTGTCAAGTAAATTTTTACGCGTTGCTTATTTTATTTTACGGAACGGGCAAGCGTGGTGTTTGTAGATATCCTGTCTGTCCTCTGGTATAGTGGTAAGGTTGAGTTTGAAGACAAGACAGACACAGCCGTTACGGCGCGTGCAGGCTATGCATTGACGTGGTGCGTCTTTCATCAGTGCTTCTTGTTCCGCGATATGCGACGCGGTGGGTTTCTTTGTCGCGTAGTTCTGTTCGTATAGCATATTTCCTCCATTGTGGTTTGCGTTGTGTTTGTTGATAGGTACACACTAAAGGGGCAAGTGACCCTGCCCCTTCGATTTATACCTATGCGCTTTGGTCTGTCGGTGGATAGAGATGATATTCGTTTGACGTATCAAAGCCGAAAGTCCAACGTGGCAATTCGTCCGTGCTAGTCTTCGACGCTTCGACGAATGAACGGATTTTTTCGTCTAGCGTGCGTCCTTTGATTCGTTGGCGTTCCACTGCTTTAATCATAGCGCGCGCGGGTGCAAGGATAAGAACGCGTTTGCGCGCACGCGTGATTGCAGTGTACAGCCATTCGCGATAGAGCATAGCAGGCGCGCTGTTATGCATCACGATGATTACGAAGTCTGTTTCCGCGCCTTGCATCTTGTGGCACGTTGAAGCGTACGCAAGGTTTATGCTTGCATAGCCCCCTGCGGTGGAAATTTCCACAGGCTCGGTCACGCCCATAAAGCGGATTTTGACGATATGCGATGCTTGTCGTTCGCTTTCCTGTTCGCTTTCTTCTTCGTCTTCTTGTATGGATATATCAGACGCGTTAAAGGAATCGAACGATGCTAGCAAGTCGTTTGTGTCGATAGCGTGCACGTCGTCTTCATAGGTAGGGTCTAGCGTATCTCCGCCCTTTCCGCCGTAGTTTTCATTCGGGCGGATTTCTTCAATGATGCCTAGCATACCGTTCATTAAACCGTGTTCGTAGTCGTTCTTTAAGGACATTACCTTATCGCCTACGGCATACGCTCGGCGTCGCTGTCCTGTTTGAATGATAACGCGTTTGTTCTGGTTAAACTCTGGTGCTAAGATTTCATTGATACTTTCCTGTCCTAAGACTTCGATGTTCTGTCCCGTGATTATCATATCACGCATAGGGACAAAGACGCCCTTTGCGGTAAGGTTCTTTACGACGCTTTGCAATTGACGCAACGCGGTCACGGGGTTCTGGTCTATGGACATAATACCGAAGTCTTTCATAGCTTTCGGTAGCTTTCCTTGTAGTACGCGGTGCGCGTTTTCGATGATGGGACTTTCTCCGCTTTGGCGGTGTATCGTTGTAAGCTCGTACGTTGTGGAACGAAACTCTTTCATCGCGTGCGCAAGGATAGCACTACCCCCTACGGGCGGAAGCTGGTTTATATCGCCTAAGAAGATGACCTTCGTGCCGTCTTGCAGTGCGTCGGCAAGTTTGTTCCATAGCGACGTAGGACAGCAACCCGCTTCGTCGATAACGATAAGTTTGTACGGTAGCGGGTTTGTCGCGGTGCGCGTAGGTACAAAGATACGGCTTCCGTTGTCGTTCGTTGTCGGTGCGTATTCTAATAAACGGTGTATCGTGAAGCAATTCTCTTTGAAGTGTTCGGGCAACGCCTTTTTCATATTTTGCACGGCGCGCCCAGTGAAAGCACAGAACGCAACGGACGCGACAAGCTCAAGTTTTTCGTCCGCTTCTTTCGTTGTTCTGGTGTTCTCTTTTATTATGGTAGGGATTTTTTGTATTATCTCACGGACAACGCGTTTCAGCGTGGTAGTCTTACCAGTACCCGCCGCGCCGATAATGCAACCATACAACGGACGCTTTAAACCATTGACGGCGCGTTCTTGGCTTTCGTCTTTGACAAGCTCACTATCCGCCGTAACGCGTAGACTGTCCGCTATCTGGTCGGTAATGTCTTCCGTTTTTGCAAGCTCCGCGTTTCCTAAGCGGTGAACGGTTTTCTCTACGCGGTCGAGGTCGTTTATTGCACGCTTACCAACGCGCAAATATGAAAATTTGCTATCCGCGATTTTCTTTTTTCCAACGGGTAAGCTGTACGCTTTGCGCGGCGCGTTTGTTTGCTGTGCGGGCGTCGCGCTGTCCGTCGCTGTCCCTTCTTTCGCGCAATAAGAAACCGCCGGTTTGCTGTCCGACGGTTCGTTTTGTTTGTTTTGCGCTATCCGCGCGTTTTGCGCTGTCCTATCTGGCGGGGTGTCTGGCGGTGCGCTTTGCGGTGTTGTTTGAGTGGTTCGCGGGGTTGGTTGGGTTCGCGTGTCGCCTGATACGCCTTCGGCGGCGCGTTTTTGTTTGATAAGTGTCAAAATATCCATTTTAGCCTTCCTTGTTCTTTAATGCTTTAAGACGTTCGACGAGTGAAACGCCAGACGGCGCGTTTTGCGGTTTTGTTTTATTGTACAAATTGACCGCTTCGGCGCGACGTAATAAGATTTTTTCGGCTTTGCGTTTTTCGTCTGTCATAGATGAAGCGCGCGCCGCATCTTCCCTCAATTTAAACTCAAGCGGGGAAATGATAGCGGCAATTTCATCTAATAAAACTTCTTGTTTGTAGAAACGACTACCAAGCGCGGCTAGGTGTTTTTTGTAGTTACCTAACGACGCGTTTGTTATCCCCTCAACGGACACAACGGAACACGGCGGAATTTTCTTTTCTAACCTTTGCACGCTGTCAACTGTTAAAACGTCCGCTGTTTTTCCGAAGGCGTCGACTGTCCGCGTATCGCGGTAAGGCTTAATCGCGTTTTTAATGTTACGGCGCGCTTCGTCAATCCAAGTTTGAATAGACGTTTTGTCTTTTGTTATATCGTCTAAAAAAGTATTTGAAAACGGCAAACGCTTTTTTAGTCTTTCGTCGACGTTCGCCAAGACTCTGGCGTAAAGGCGAACAATCTTTAAGAAGGATTGAACGATAAACCGCCCTTCGTCGCCTTCGTCGTAGATTGCTTTAAGATTGTCGTACGCTTGGGATTTTTCAATCAAATATTCAAAGCGCGCGGTTAAGTCGCTTGTTAAATCTTCGTACGAGAAAGCACTATAAGAACGCATAGCAAGCGAAAGGCAATAAATACCATATGCGACGGGCTCACGACTAGCAAGACTTAACCCCGCTTGAGGTACGCGGAAGGGAAGAAACGCTTGTTTCGTCGCGTGAAGCATAAAAGCGCGTTCGATTGTTTCCGCGTTCGCCGACGAATTGCACAATAAAGCAAGCTCCGATAATGCGCGGTTTTCGTCCTTTGCTTCCAAAGGCTTTCCGCTGTAAAAACAACGGTACGCGGTCAAGTCGGGAATGCTTCCTAGCTTATTTTCGATTATCGCGATATACCGCGTTTTATCGTCTACCGTCGCCGCGTCATTTATAGCGACGCTTTCCAAAATGTCAAAAAGCGCGTCGTTTGTTGCGCTTTCTTCGACTTCGTTCTTTGTTTCCTTAGCGACGTCCGCCGCGAAGCTGTCTAAAATCGTTTCATTCATCATTTTAAAAAACCTTTCCTTCGTTCCCCTTCACTATATCGGGGCGGTGTTTGAGTCTTCACTCTATCGAGCGCGGGGCGCGTTCAAACGCAACAAACCCGCCTTTCCCTTACCCCTTCGACTATATGCCAAAATAAAAAATTTGTCAATCAAAAAATGACCACAGGGAAGAAAAATCTTTACAACCAAAGCGCGCATTTCTTCCCCGCTGTCTTTCGCCTTTTGCTTGTGTCGCGGGTGTCCCGCGCTTGCCGCTGTCGTTCGTCTTGCCGTTCCTTATCGTTCCTTCGCGCCCTTGCCGCGTTTCGACTGATAGCCCTTCTGGTGCGTTGGCGGGAAAGAGAGGGAAGAAGGAAAGAAAGGAAGGAATAAACGAATAAACGCTAAGTCGCCTGTTAGTCCTTCGGACGGGTTCGCGCTTCGTCGCTATCCGTTGGGGTTCTAAAAATTAGGTCGGGCTGGATGAATTTTTACCCGAAAAACCCGCCCTAACCCCTCAAGGAAATGACCCCTTTGTAATTTTCTTTGACCCGTTCGCTACGCATAGAAGGTTTTAGCATTATTTCAGAACCCGTACAGAAAAATTTACAATAAAAAGTAACCCCTTAACAGACAGGGACAGACGAACAGGACAGCAAAGCGACAAGGCGATCAGCGACGAATAGAACAGGGGCGCGGAAAATTACGGCGGGCTCATTTAATAGAGGGGGAAACGGTCAATTTTCCCGAAAAATTTATACAGCCTGTCCCAAGAAATAAAACCCCTTCGCAAAATCAGAAAACAACCAAACGCAACACTAAACGCAAACCGCGCCGATTTTCACAAGGCAAAAGAAAAGGGACAAGGCGAAAAACCCTGTCCCCTTCGTTATGCTAGATTGTCGCGTTTCGCTTATTCGGCGGCGGTGGTCGCTTCGTCTTCGTCGTCCGCTTCGCCCGACATATCGCCGAAGATGGAAGCTAAATCGTTGACGTCAACGGCTTCATCACGCGCCAGCGTTACCGTATCGCGGTTTGCCAACCAAGAGTCAATGAAGCTCATATTTTCCCCTTGCTCCGTTCCGGCTTGCTTGATATAGGCGGCAAGTTTCAGCCAGTAGTCTTGCGGAGCGTTAGGATAGCGCGACAAGGCAACCGCCTTGCTGAAGATAGCCGCATAAATATCGTTGACCGTCAAGCGCAAAGCGTTCACTTTCTTCGCGTTCATTGTCTTCAACAAAGCCTTCGCAATCGTTTTGAAAACGCCAACTTCGGAAACGCGCGCCGCCGTGCTGTTAATATCCGTTAAGATTTCATCTACCGACGCAAACGGAACGTCGGAAGCGTCAACGGTAAGCAAAATCTGTTTGGTCAACAATTTCTGCATTATTTCGTTTAACAAGTCCGCGTTGCCCGTTGAAACGACTGTTTCATAAAGGGGTACGGGTTTAAACCCCGCGTCGGACGGTACACCCTGTTTGTCTACTTTGACAAAGAGGCGGTTTTCCCAGCCCTCGACGGCGGGTTTTGCTTCTTCGATAGCGGCGGCAATCGTGGCGGCTTCCGCCTTGCATTCGCCTTTCTTATACTTTTCATAATAGGCGGACATTTCATTTACGCTGTTAAAAACTTTCGACATTTTAAATTTTCCTTTCGAATGTCTAGACACTAGACAGGGACAATCCCCCGCCTTTCAAGTACAATCATATAACGCTTTATTTCCGTTTGTCAATAGAAAAATACGCTATGCGAAAATTTTTTTTCGTCGTGTGGTGGATTGCCGTTCGTGTGGTATAAGGATAATATGGACAACGGCGCGCGGCGATCGCCCGAATGGATAAACGAAAAGGGCGGAACAATGCCCCGCCCTTCGTGTGGTATAAGCCTATTATGCCGCCTTCATTGTCCGTTAATCGCAAAGGCGACGATTTGAAAGAATATAATCCAAAGAGTGATACCGATAAACGGCAAAACAACACCCGTAAAATATTTTATTGTCTTCATCTTGTCCCCTTTCTTAGTCCTTAAGGTTAAACTTTGCTAACTCAAGGATACGTCCCGCTAATTCCTCGACGGTAATAAATCCGTCTAAGAAGTGTTTGCAAACGTCCGACACTTCGGCATAACGCTTTTTCTTTTCTTCGTCGCTTTCCTTCACAAGCGGAGTTATCGACATACCGACAACACCGTTATTAAATCCGAAGTAATAGCGGCATTTATCCGTTTCAAAAACGCTATATTCGGGCGTATCGGATACGCATTTAAAGCGACGGTTACCCGTATATTTCTTTATACCGTCGTGTGTTTCATAAGTCATATTAGAACAAACGTGGATATAAAAACGATTCGCTAGGGATACCCGCATATAACATATAAGTGTTTTCCTTTTTAAAGAAGTATTTTGCCTTTTTCGTTTTCCTTTCATCTGTTAGGTTAGAGTTAAAACTGGGTTTAATCGATACGCGACACGTCGCCGCCCCGCGTATCTGTTAAGCCTAGCCTTTAAACTCCATTCTAAAACCCCAAAAAAAGCCTATATCTTTTTTGCTTACTTTTACTTTTACCCCGTATCTTTTAATATCGAGGAGTAAATCATAGTCGTCGCCGTTCCTTGTCTTTTTAAAGTGTGCTTTTATCTTTTCCACTTCTTTGAGTGTGAACAACGCTCCGAAAGGCGCGTTTTCCGTGTCTTCGCATATTTTTATATATTCCATTTTCGTTTTCCTTTCTTTTAGTAAGCATTCACGATTTCGCACGATTCGCGCGCGGTGTTTCTGATACAATAGCGTCCGTTCTTAAATGCTGCGTTCGATATGTCTAAAGCATATTGAAAGCGTGCAACCGCAATCGCGCAATCCTTAGAGTCCGCCTTTTCGATTACTACGTTTAACTCTTTATCTACTACTTGCCATTTCATTTCTTTAATCCTTTCGTCTGTTTTGTTATCCGATAATCTCACAATAACACAATCCCCCTATATGTCAATAGAAAAATGCACAAAATCGACACCAAAATCAAAAATTTTGCACCTTTCGCCGCCCGTCGCCCTGTTCGTCGCACCGCTCCGCGCCGTTCGTCGCGCCGTTCCAAAAATCGATAGGGGGATATGCACCCCCATTATGGTGTGTGTCGCCTGCCCTATATAAAGTGCCCCCTCGTGTATCCGCAAAAATTTTCAATTTCGGGTTGTCGATGTTGCGTGGAGGGATGACAGAGCGAATGGCAGAGCCGCCGAGCCCCGCCGGAGGCGTGTCAGTCGACTGGTCGGTGTGCGGTTGTACCGGTGTGTCGTTGGTCGTTGGTAGGGATGGTAGGTGTGTTGTTGTGTATGCCGCCGGAGGCGTAACGGGCGACTTGTCGGCTTGTCGGTACGGACGGTACTGGAGGACTGGAGGGCAGGGCGGTGGTGATGATGGTGATGATAGTGGTGGTAGCAACGAAGGAACGAGGGTGCGACTGACAGTGCTCCGCACGGGTTGCGTGTTATCGTCCAATCGCTATGCGTGTATGCGATACGAGGCGGTGCGTGCGTAGCACTTACAGGCGACTGCTCGGTGCGGCGGATATGATGGGTATGACTGGTGCGATACCTACGTGTGTACGTGCAGGCGTTACGTGGGCGCGGGCGTGCGCGTATGTATGCGGTGGGGTTTAAGGGGAGTTTTTGACGCCTTTGCAGTGCTTGAAAAATTTTTATGCACCGCGAAAGATTTTTCTTGACAAGTGTAAATTGGCAGATATACGATTTAAGGGAAGGGAGTGATTTAGATGGACAAAAGTTTGTATAAACGCATAGCGGAGCTTGAAGCCTACCAGCTGTCCAGTGCTGAGATTTGCCGTATCGTGCGTATAACGCAAGGCGAGCTTGATGCTATCCGAGCGTCAGAGGAATATGCGGAAGTGTATTCGCGCGTTGCGGGCGACCAGATACAGATGCAGCACGAGACCAACACTACGTGGGACGCGGTGGAAGCACTGGCACTGTCCAACGTTGTTAACGAGTTACGATACAACAACGATGGTGAGTTTGCCTTGCGAGCTGCCAAGGTTGCTAACCAAGCGTTGCGTAGAGGTAGGATGAATGAGGTTCGCACTGCGACTGTTCAGAACGGTGTTCAGGCTTTCATATCACTCCCGACAGTTTTCATCGAATCGCTCAATGCTATCGCTGTGAACAACGTTGCAGAGAACCCGCAGATTACGAACGCGAAGGGAAACGCAATGCTCGTTGGTCAAAAGACGCGGGACGTTTACGACGTTTCGAAACTAGCGAAGGACGCGGGGATGTCGGTTGGGGTCAAAGACCTTGTGCATCTGAATGATATGTTGTTGACCGACAGTAAGGAAGGCGCGTTGATAGAGGCTGATGCGATAGTTAAGGAGACGTCTGATGGTTGAGGTGCAAACAGTACGAGCAACTACTGAGGTTATCAAGGCTGCGTTGGAACAGAACCCGAAGTTCTTCTTTAACTTCTTTATGGGCGAGGAGCTCGAATGCGCGGTTCCGCAGTTCCACATTGACACCTTCCAGCTTATGACAGACCTTAACCATACACGCGTTGCTATTGCTATGCCTCGTGGTCACGCCAAGACGATGATTGCAAAGCTGGCAACCGTGTGGCATATCCTGTTCACGGACTACAGCTACGTGGCGTATGTCGGAAGCGCGGTTAAACACGCGGCGCAACAGCTCGAAGCGATAATCGATATGTTCAAGACACCGAATTTCGAAAGCGTGTTTGGGCACGTGGTGTTCGAATCAGAACAGATAAGCGGGTTCTATAAGTTCACTATCGGAGAGAAGCAGTGCATATTGCAGGCATTCGGTATCGACAGTAAACTGCGTGGTACGAACGTTAAGAACAAACGTCCGCAGTTGGCAATCGTAGACGACTTGGAATCAATGGAAGAACTGGAAACGTCTTCGTTCTACGAACGCACGACACGCTGGTTCCACGGTACGTTCTTGAAAGCCCTCGACCCGCGTATCAATCGCGTTGTTCAGATTGGGAACTTGTTGTTGGACAGGTCTGTGCTTGCGGATAACCTGACGAGCCCGAAATGGACGTCGATTGTATATGGCGCTCTGCTGAGCGATGGGTCGTCCCTGTGGGAAGAGGTGTTCCCAAAGAGCAAGCTACTGGACGAGTACAAGGAATACTGTCGTATCGGACTCGGTAACACGTGGCTGGCGGAAATGATGAACATCCCGATGTCCAACTCAGCGACTATCGTTGACATTACGAAGATAAAACGTCACGATGGGTTAACGCCGGAGGATATCGAATATGGTTGTATCACAGTAGACCCGGCTATCTCAGACAAGCGCTGGGCGCACAAGGCGTGTATTGCGGTACACGGATGGGCGAATGACAGATGGAACAACGTTGAGTACTACGCAGGAACAGGCATTGACCCTTACCAGCTGTGCAGTAAGATTCTAGACCTCGCAGCGAAGTGGCGTATCAACGTTATCGGAATTGAAACAGTGGCGTATCAAGCGGCATTGCTGTCAGTCATTGAACGCGTTGCGCTTGAGAAGGGGTATAACCTTGAACGCGATTTCACTGTCGTAGAATTGCGTGCGGCTACTACCAAAGCTGCTCGTATCATATCTTGGTGTTCGATGCTGATGGCAGGGGATTATGCCTTGATGCCATACGACCTCGAATGTACCCAAGAACTTTCAGCGTATAAGCCGGGTAGCAAGACGAATCAAGACGATATCATCGACGCTATGGCTTATATCTTAACAATGCAACGAGAGTTTCTGCAGCAGATTATCTCAACTCGCTACAGCCTTCCCGTTGTAATCGAATGTATACCAATTGCTCGTATTATAAATGAGGAGGCTGAGCGATGAGCAAGAAACCAATGCGGTCTGCTAAGAAACAAGCACCGCCGCAAACAAATCTTTATAAGATGGAGCCCGAGGCAGATAAGTTGCTGCGGGTAAATCCTGCAACAAAGATGACTCTCGCGAATGCAAAGATGCTTTGCGAATATGTCATTCGACGCATCAAGCTTGATGACGACGGTCGTGAGGGCCGTATCGAGGTTTTCAAACGCATCGACCGTGAGCTTGGCGGATACGTTGAGCTGGACAGGGAAGAGAAAAAGCAGGAACAGCTTTACTTACAAGGTAAGGTTCAGCCCCCTCCTCCGGTCAACGTTCAGTTCTCGAGCGCACAGATTGACGAGGCTGTATCGTTCTTGATGTCCATTATTGCACCGGATAACGGAATGTATACCGCGGTGGCGGGTGTTGACCAACAGTCTGTCGCAAACGCTATTAGTGCACGAATGAACAAGGATAACGAAACCTTCGGGCATTACTGTGCATTGGCATCGTGCTTTCGCAACGGACTGACGTACAATGTCTGCGGCGTCAAGGTTCTGTGGAAGCGTCTGTATGGTACGAAGCTTGAGACGGATGACAGCGGCGAGTTGGTTGTGAAGAAGAATGAGGTTATATCGGAAGGCAATGAATTGCAGTCCATCGACGTATATAACCTCTTCCGAGACCCGTCTGTCGAATTGCACAAGCTAGCAACCGATGGTGAGTTCTTCGCTACAGTAGACCTCGCTACGGAATACAGCTTGAAGAAGCTCGAAAACGCCGGTGAGATATTCCTCGACATGGTGGATATCGAAAACCCGCTTGGCATTCGTGAGATAACGAAGGGCGTATCGTTGTATAAAGAACATCCGAATATCCGTCGTGCGACTACAGAAAGCAGTGGATTGCTAGGCAATCGTGCTTCTATCGTGGGGCGTGATTTCCATGCGCAGCTGTTCGGAGGGCTTAAGCCGGATACGTACGAACTACTCGACACGTATATCAATATCTGTCCCAAGCAGTTCGGGCTGTCTGACAAGGACGACCTTGAAGTTTGGCACATTCGCATCTTGAATGGTGAGTATATCGTATTCGCAGAGCCGATGGACAATGCGCACGGTATGCTTCCTATCGCGTGCTGCAGACCACACGACAGCCTTCTCGGCGGGGAAGAAGTCTCCTTCGCAGAACAGCTGTTGCAGATACAGCGCATCACGAGCTTCTTGCTCACGATGTACCAGCGTTCTATTAACAAGCGTTTCGTTGGGACGACTGTCGTAGATGACCGCGTTTTGCCCCTGTCAGATACAGGAGAAAAGATGATGTACGGTGGGGTTATTAACGCAAAGCCGGCAGATAAAGACCTCAACAGCAGTATCTTGCAGTTCAACGACATTCCCGACACGGCAGGCACGACGCGCGACATCGGCTTCTTGCTCGACGTTATGCAGAAAATCCTTCCGACGGATATGCTTCGACAGGTTGCATCGCTTGAACGCGCTACGGAATACCAAGCTGCGGCTACCGTTCAGGCAACGAACCGACGCAACCAGAAGATTGCGAAGACTATCGACTCGCAGATGATGAATACGCTTCGCCGTATCCAGCTGCTGAACATCAAGCAGTATGCGACGGATATCATCGGGACTAACGAAAAGGGCGATGCTACGATACTCGAACCTACGAAGTATCGTGATATGAACATTGAGTTCGCTATATCCGATGGCTTGAAGGGTATCGACAAGTTGGCGCTCAGCAAGGCTCTCGAGTCTGCCATCAATATGATGATACAGTCGAGGGTTGCGATTGACCAAGTTGACATCGTGGCGGTTCTCACGTACTATATGCAGTTGCAGGGCGATAAGTTGGACTTCAACAACTTCCGCTACAAGACGCAGTGGGACAAGCTGTCGACACAGCAAAAAGAAATGGCTGGTGCTTTGTTGCAGCAGGTTATGCAGCAGCAAGCATCGGCGCAAGGACAGGAAACGTTCACGGAGCGTGAAGGCGGAACAACCTCCGCAGCACCTCTTCCCGGACTTCCAAATCAAGTAACAGTGTAACATATGAAAGGACAAAACAATGAATTGGTTTAACTTTGGTGGCGACGACACAGGCAGTATGGAACAGGCTCCGGCAGCCGATATCGGAACGACGGGGCAGGGCTCTGACTCCCAGCCGGCACAGCAGCCCTCCTCTACGGGCACGAATGCAACGCAGACCACACCTCCTGCGGACACAAAAAATAACACTTCTCTTTTTTCTGAGATGTGGCAGGATAAAGACTCAGAACCGAATAAAGCAAAAGAAACGCTGGACGTAACGAAACAGCAGGAACAGCAACAGCAACAACAGCAGCAGTTCACAAACTACGTTACGGGTATTATGAAAGATGCGTTGGATACCAGCGCGCTTTCAACGGCGATGACAAACAACGACCCCGAAGCGATGGTACGAGTTATCCAAGACTACGGTAACCGGCTCGTGGAACGTGTGTTGGTTGCATCGTATCGTGCTTCGCAGGCGCAGGCAGACCAAGCAGTCGAGCGTGCCTTCGGGCGTACCCGTGAGTTTCAGGAAACAGAACGTGCTCGGTCGATGCTATTCGACTCTATGCCCGAACTCAATACTCCTGAATTCGCACCAGTCGCAGAAGCCGTATTGACGAGGCTCATCTCGCGCGGTGCTACGATGAAGGAAGCCTCTGAGAAGACTCGTGAGTACTTCCGCAATATGTCGGAAAAGCTCTCTGCATCGAAGGTGCGTAGGAACTATGCTGGTAATTTTGGTGATAGCGATGAGGCTAAGGTTCGTTCCGGAAGCGTATTTGACCAGTACTTGTCATAGGAGAATTATGCAATGTTAAAAGGTATTTTCACTTACGGGTCTTCGATGGTAGGCGACCGTATTGATGACGTCCGTGCAGGTCTCATCAAGGTCGCCCCCAACGGAACTGCCCCGTTTTTCGCAATGACGTCCGGTATGCGTTCTGAACCCACGAACAGCACGACAGTTACGTGGGGCGAAGAAACGTACTTCAACGGACGCGTTCAAGCCGGTGCTGAAGCTCAGGCTGCTGCTACGACCATTACGTTAAAAGATGCTTCGGGTATCATCCCGTCGCACATCCTGTTGGTTGAATCCACGGGTGAATACGTATACGTCTTGGATGTTACGGGCAACATGTTGACGGTCAAGCGCGGGTTGGGTAACTCCACTGCTGCTATCATCCCGAATGATGCTTTCTTGCAGACCATCGCCACGGCGAACGAAGAAGGTTCTGCGGCTCCTCAGCAGATTATGAAAATCGGCAAGCCGTTGATGAACTACGTTCAGACGTTCCGCCAGTTGTGGTCCGTTACGGAAGATGCTAAGGCTTCCAAATACCACTCGGGCGACAAGAAAGCTCAGGCCATTGATGCTGCGATTATGCGTATGTCGGAAGACATCGAACGCGCTCTTATCTGGGGCAAGATGTCTTACGGGCAGAAGGACAACAAATCGTTCCTTACGATGAACGGTCTGTACAATATGATTAAGACCAACGTTACGACGGTCGCTTCCGGTAACCGCGTTTCGTTCAAAGAACTGGACGAATTGTTCGCTGCTTGCTTCGAACAGACCTTCGAAGGTTCTACGGATGAACGTATCATCTATACCGGCAACCTCGGAATGTCCGTGTTCAACCAGTTGGTTAAAGCCGACACGACGTACATCCGCGCTTCCAGTGACAACGCGTACGGAATGAACTTGATGAAATACATCACGCCGTTCGGTACGCTCATCTTGAAGACGCACCCGTTGTTCAACGCATCTCCGTTCTATCGCGGCGATATGCTGATTGTCAATCCGGCATCTCCGGTTATCCGTTGGTTCCGTAAGACGGTCAACCATCCGCACGCTTATACGGGTGTCGATGCTGAAACGGGCGACATCACGGCTTCGTTGACGATGGAACTGCACGGCGAAAACACCTGCGGTTTGATTCGTGGAATCACGTCGGCTTATCACTACGAGCTGCCGACTACGGTTTCCGGCTAATCGTATGCATCTATGCAAGGGGCGGGTTAAGGCTCGCCCCTTCTTTTTCACCTATAAACTGGAGATAAGAAATGGCAAATTTTGTTTCTACGGTATCGCCTTCGTTGAAGGTCGTTACGTCCGCGGGTATCATCTGCTTTGCGAATGGTGTGTTCTCTACCACCGATGAACAGATTATCAAAGAACTGAAAGCAAGTCAAGGACCGATGTTCCGTATGGTCGATGAAAACATTGCGAAAGCTGCACAGCAGGTCTATGTTGACAATGCGAAGGTTACGCAGGAATCCCAGCAGGCACAGGCTGCCGCTCAGAACGTTCCGGCGGAAGACAAGGTTAACCAGTTGTTGAACAAGAACGCTACGGCCGCTCCGGCAGCTGCCGGCAACAAGGGCAACAAACAGGGAGGCTAATATGTTCAGTAAGGCAGTGAACGATGCGTTGGCTATCACTGCTCGTATGGACAGAAAAGACTCCGCTGTTCTATTTGCGAACTCGACTATTCGAGATTTGCAAGTAAGTGGGTATTGGTACAAGGACAGGAAAGAGGTTAAGGTTCCTATAACGGCGCATAATCCGTTCATATGGGACTTGCCTCGTGACCTGCGTGTTGTTGAGTCTGTGAGGTACAACAACGGTATCTACCCGCGGTTTATCAAACCCGGCTCACTGCAAGGCGATTCGTCAGGGGATTACTACTACTTCGGACCAACGTACGGTGCGTTCTTCAACTCTGATTTTGCATCGGAGATGGATATCAGCTATTTTTCGTACGCTCCGAGATTGAAGTATTACGAGGACGAAATGCCCAAGCCTGCACGGTATAACGAAGATACCAACGCGTGGGAGTATTACAATGCCGAAACGCGTGAGTATTTTCCGCATATCACGAAGGTGATGCCTGATACGGGTTTGATATACATAGACATCGAGGCTGAGGAACAAGCCCGTGCTAAGGTTTCAAACTGGCTCTTGGAAGATTGGTACGACGCTGTGGTCGCGGGTATCGTTCGACAGATTTTCAACATTGTCGACGTGCAAGACCAGAGCAAGAAATGGTACGCGATTTACCAAGAGTACAGGCGCAATCTTGACCTTGGGAGTCGAAACGAAAGCCTGCGGCAGTAAGCATATTAACATTCTGTACCAATGGAGCATAGTATGGCAAGAAGGATTGATACAAAGTATCTCATCACAGAGATACCAAATGACCTGTCCAACGAAGACCTTATGGTTCTGTTGGTACAGAATTTTCAAATCATAAAGCATAATCTTGAGAAGATAGAACAGCTCGAAGCCCGTGTTGCGGCTCTCGAAGCTAGCAATGGAGGAACGCCGTGAAACTTAAAGGTGAATACCATATCGGGAATATCATAGTCCCGAATATGATTGTTGATGAAGGCGAGGAATTGTTTTTGCGCATTTTGTTTCAGGGCGATGAAACGGTTCCTGTAACGGATGGTAACTACTACCTCGGACTGTGCAACAACGCTATTGACGAAGCACAGACATTGGCTGACGTTGTTGAGCCCAAAGGTAATGGGTACGCACGACAGGCTTTGAGTCGCAGTGCGGCAGGCTTCCCCTCTGTCGTGAAATCAGGAAACGGGTTTACGATAACATCAAAGATTGTAAACTTCCGTGCAGACGGAGGGGACTTTGACATCGAGGTGAACAGACTGTTCCTGTGCACATCAGAAACAGGCACGGCAGGTAAGTTGCTGTCATACAGTGCCGCCATGTTCACACCAATCAAGCTGAAGCAGGGTGCTTCTATTCCTGTTTCCTATGTTGTCTACTTACAGTAAGAGGTCGAGATGAGCGTTGTCGCAGATACACGAGCTATAGGAGGCTGGGTGCCAGCTGCTGATAGGCGGCAGCGCCCTGTTTCTGTACTAGAAGGAAGGAATTTTATATTCAATGCATCGGGCGTGGCAAGCGGCTACGGCTCAGATACACTGTACTTTACCAAGTTCCCTGAGATAAGCTGTGTGCCGTTCGTGATAGATGATAGCCTTACCCTTTATTTCGGTAAGAAGTTTATCTACGTGTATGACGAAGATGCAGGGTTGTTCAAGGGGCTGTACGAGATTCCGCTCGTGCCATACAAGCTCAGGGCTTGGTCGTTTGCTTTCGTTGGTGGGTATTATTACTTCTGCTTACGGGGTGAGTTTATCATCAAGTTCGACAGCACGAATATGGCGTTTGAAAAACTGTCGGTCGAAGGCTTGATGGAGCGTCCTGAGTTTTGTACCAGCTCGAACAACCGCCTCGTCGTGGTTGGTGATGGGACTGTGCAATGGTCTGCGTTTGACAACGGAACGGATTTCGTGACGGACGTTGACAAGGGCGTCGGTGCTCAGTCGTTGTTCGTACTCGGTCCGGGCAAGCCCCTCGCTTTGATATCCACACCGTATGGTTTTGTTATCTACACGTCATCCGGTGTTCTGAAGGCTGAGGTTGTTGACGCTGCGTATGTCTTTCGTTTTAGTCCTGTAGCGAACCAACGTTTTGCCCCTGTGACGGATGAAGCTATCGTTGCGGTTGAGAACAAGGAACACATCATTCTCACAAAGACAGGGTTTTATAAATCCGACGGTCGCGATGTTACACCGTGGCAGGAAGAGTTCGGTGAATACTTGCACCAGATGTTTACCAAAGGGTTCAATGGGCGGTTTTTGCTGTCATACGACCCTATCGGTAATCATTTGTACGTTTCTGTCACACGAAACAAAGACAGTGATGTGTTCGAATATGCCTATGTGTTGTACATTCCTGCAGGAAACTGGGGGATTATGAACCATCGACATACGAACATAGCAACTGTTCAACTGTTCAACGAGCTTAACGTCGGGCTGCATACAGGGTACTTCGGAGAGGACGGACAGTTTAATAAATTCACTGCCAGAAAGGGCAGACAGCAACAGCTTGGGTGGAACGACGGTACGGTTGTGCATCCGCAGACAGACGGTATGAACTACTCTATCGGAGAGACGCTTTATGCTACGTCTACTATCATAATGGCAGGAACTGACCTCGGTACTTTGCCGTCCTCGATGGGTGTGTATGGGTACGTATCTATGCTGGACTCCAATACACTGGTGAAGATACTCAATGACGAAAAGATTGATGAGGTTGAAAGCACTATTGATGACCTGTACATTCCGAACGTGAACTTGAACGAAAGGAACGTTCAGGGTGGCGGGTTCTTCGATATCCAAGAGCTGTCAAGGACGTCCACGCCGGATGCCCCGACACAGCTCGTCAGCCTCAACAAACCGTCGTTTACTGTGACGGACAGGGAATCCATGCAGTCTGAGCATATCGGAGTTCGCTATTCGATTGCCTTACTTTCACCCACCGAGCTGCCGCTTGACAGCGCTGTCACTATCGGTCCTGTATACGCAAACGAATACGCCGCGGATAAGATGACATATGCTGTGAATATCGTACTCGGCACGCAAGATGCTGCCAACTTGCAAGCACAGAAGTTCGACTGTATGCAAGAAGTCGGGCGGTTGGATTGTATGAAAGAATCAGGAAGACGAGATTGCGGAAAGGATATTGCGCTAGGGTTGAACTTCGTTTTGAATAGCTATGGTTCGTTGGACGCGAGTGCTGTTTTCGGCGATGTTCAAATACCCAGTCTGGTACGACAAGACGGACAGAGCTTTACCTATTCTATGTACCAAACAGGGTTATACCATAACGTAACCCTTTCCGCATACAAGAAAAACGAATACTTCAATGTGAAAACGATAGCGATTACGCTGAATGAAGGAGGAAGGCTATAATGGCTGACACGTTGTATATTTTTCAAAACATTCGATATTCGTCAGACTTAGCCGCGCAGGTAACGTTTGACGAAGGTACTATCGTTGCGGATACGACAACGAAGACGCTTGCGTACCACGATGGTCTGACTCCGGGAGGTTTCCCCTTGGCGTGTGCGGATATGAACAATGTATCCGTATCAGCGCTGAGTAATGCGGGGGCTCTGACAAACGACTTGTCAGGGCTCTCGCGGGCGGTCGCTACGGCAAAGTTCGCTACGTTCGGTATTTACCAATCTGATATGTCCGATGCTCCGCAGAGCGTGAAGGATAACTTCTTTACTAACACAGGTGCAGCGAAGAAGTCTGAGGTTGGTACTTTCGATGTTGGAGATATGTGCTTTACTCTTTCCAACACCGCCAGTAATGGATGGATTTTGTATGACAGCACTAAGTATCTTGGAGCCCCAGGGTCTTACGCTGATTATACAGCCGCTCCCCATAAGGCACTGTACACGCTTTGGTGGAATACGTTTACAGACGAACTCGCCCCTCTGTTCATATGGCAGACGGATAAGTTTGTAGAAGTACCTCGTGGTACATCAGCAGACGCAGACTGGGAGGCAAAGCGCGTTATAAAGATGCCTGATGTGTACCTCAATCACGTTATGGCGGTTGCGTCTTCTACGCACGTATTAGGCTCTGCTGCAGGTGTGGAAGAAGACTACATAGCGGTGGAAGAGATTCCGCAACATACGCATGATGGCTGCTCGGGTACCGTGGCTGTCGGGTCGAGCAATGCTATCCCCGCTAATTACGGAAGCATATCTCCTAGCGGGGGTATTACGGGCTGGAAGGATGCAGAAAAGAAAAAGCTTTCTCGTATGCAACCTACTGTATTTTTCAACCTCAAAATCTTCATCGGAGGTTAAGATGACTGATTTAAACAATCTGCAAATGCTTCAGCACAATGTTGTTGATAGCGACAGTCCGGGGCTCTCTTCGTGGACAGGACAGGTAGGAGAGCTTTCCGGTGAAGGTGTTCTGTTTGCTGTAAGAGATACAACGGGTGCAGGACAGTTTGAAGTTCGTATGCACGACGGCGTTACCGGCGGTGGTATTGCATTGATGCGAGCGGATGGTAAGAATAACGCGGGTGCTGCGTTCTTGAACCAAGACCTGTCGAATATTACCGATGTCGGGCGCACAGCTATCGAAGACCTGACGAAGCCTATTCGTGACGAAGCTATCGTTGCGAAGGACGAATCGGTTGCGGCTAAAGACCTTGCGGAGACGTACAGGGATGAGGCACAGACGGCTATGACTACTGCGCAGAGTGCGGCTACGACAGCAGGCGCTCACGAACAGACTGCAGAAGAGGCGAAAGATGCTGCGAAATCAAGTGCAGACGCGGCGAAGGCCAGCGAGGCTAACGCAAAGACGTCTGAGACGATTGCATCTGATAGCCGCACAGCCGCTTCACAGTCTGCCAGTGCGGCGGCGAGTAGCGCAAGTAAAGCTCTTGTGAGTGAGAAAGCTGCAGGGTCGAGTGAGGTAGCGGCGGAAGCTAGCGCAGGAAAGGCGAAGGCTTCTGAAGATGCTGCTGCGTTGTCTGCAGAAGATGCTCGTAAGTGGGCTGTTGGTACGATACAAGAACGTCCTGAAGGTTCTGCCGAGTATTGGGCTAAAAGTATCAATCCTTCCGAGTTTGCACAAAAAGATTTGAGCAATGTGCCTACTAACTATGACTTTATCGTAGATAGTGGCTCG